CCTACTGCAAGTTTTCTATTAAGCATACTACCTGGTACTTTATGCTTAATACGAATTTGTGACCATTCATTTCTCATTGCTACAGGAGATGTAAACCTTACATCACCTACACCTCTTGATAATTCACGTTCTACTGGAGAGTATTCAACACTAAAACGTTTATTAGCAAGTAACTCTTCTGAAGGTATACCAGAAGTAACACCTCCCATGAGTTCTACTTTATAAACAGTGTTACTACCTTCTTGTTTACCTTCTCCAAGTAATCGTATAGGATAAAGTTCATTTTTTTCTCCTACAATAACATTACCATCTGCAAACCAATCTTCTGCAAAAACAAGATAGAAAATATCACCATTAACTCCTGCATTACTAGATGCTGATGTTATCACAGTGTTACTAGAATCTCTTGCTTCTACCAAAGGAATATTACGTCTACTAGATCCAATTACATCCCATGTGTAATCATCATCTGTATCAAATTCTTTAACTGGGAACTGACTTAAATATGTTTCAAGACTTTTACCTCTTGATGTAGCAAGCAACTGTACCATAAGATTAGTTGCCTTTTGTGGTTGAGCTTGAAATATTGCTCCCAAGTGGTTTGTTTTAGTTAACCCTTTCCATGAGGTAAAACCAGTTGTTTGAAATTTTGATAATTGTGCCATTTATTAATTTTAAGTTATGTTTAAACATCTAATTGTAATCCTATATTCTTTTCTGTATCATCTGTATTTCCCATGTAATTTATAGACCCATCTGAAGTTATAGATGAAGAATTAAGTACATGTTCTATTTCTTTTATATTTTTTCTTGATTGTCTTTGAATTTCTCCTTTTACAAGACCATCTAAATTTTTAAAACCATCAGTAAGAGTAAAAATTAATCCTAATTTATATTGATAATCTACAGGATCTTCTTGAAATAATTTCTGTATTGCATTATATTGTACCCCATCATCATCTTTATATACTGGTTTTAATATAGTATCTTTGATTTGTTTTTTTACGTTATCTGTTAGTTTTAAACCTTTGAATGGTTCAGAAGTATCTGTAATTTTTTTATTTAGATCAGAATATTGTTTTTGTTGTCTTTTTACACTTTCTTCTTTTTCTTTCTTACCTATATTCAAAAAATCATCATATTTACTTTTGAAATGCTCTTTATTTCCTTCTAAAGATTCTAAAGCATCTTCTATATCAGTACCTGCTTTTATAGACTTATCTACTTCTTTTGCAGCCCTTTCTTTAGAAAATCCTTTATTTATATAATCTTGATAAATAATTTGTTTTCTTATATTTTCTGATTCCTTTGTTTCTGATGATAGAACTTCTTCATTAAGACTATTTAAATATTGAATAGTCTGTTCATATTCTTGTATTTCTGAAGAGTCAACTCCTCCTTCCAAAGCATCTTTAATTTTTCTTTGTGATTCATCTAACCCTGCATTAATTTGTTTTTGTACTAAATCTGCAAAATCTTCTGCTGATTTTACTGTTTTAATATCCTCATCACTAAGGTTGGGGAAGATACCATCTTCTTTAAAAGCTTTGGCAGTGACTGAGTAGAAGTTTTCTTTGGGAGAAGTATCTTCACTACCTTTATCTCCTAAATTGTTATCTTCCCCTTGAGTATCCTCAGTTTCAGTACCTACTCCCTCTGCATCTTTAAATAGAGTGTCTCCATCTATAATCTGCTCAGCACTTTCTTTATCATTGTCTTTATTATCTACATCATTTTTTTCATCTGTTGTAGTTTCTAAATCTTCCATTGTAAACATATTATCTATGTTCAAATCTAAATCTTCCATTTTTTCTCCCAATTTTTAAAATGTAAAGATATGTAATATTAGTTAAATGTACAACATGTATTACTAATATTATATAAAATTACTTATATTCTACTCACTAAATTTTATTATTTTTTATCTAAACAAGAAGAACAATTATTACAAATCATTTGTTTTTTTATCTCTTTTAACTCTTCTTTTACACTAAGTATCTCATCATCTACTTTAATATGTCTTTCATCACAAAATCTATTATCATCTTTATTTTGTTGTTGAATTGCTGAAATTACTTGTGATAATTCTCTTATAACTTCAGAGTTTTTTCTTACAATATTAAATCCCCATCCTAGTACAATTCCTATAAATGTTACTCCTCCTGTTAAACATGCTGTTAATAATGTGTTGCTTATCATATTTGTTTATTTTTGTTTATTATCTAAGCAATAGTCCTCCTGTAAATCCTATTACAAGTGTTAACCACTTACTATTTTTTTCAAACCATGTTCTTTTATTTTTTAGAATTAAAGTTTTTATATTACTATTTGCCTCTTCAATAATAGAATCTTTTCTAGTTATACTATTTTGTAATAATGGTATAATTAATTTAGTTTCTTTGTATTGCTGATTTAAAGAATCTATTTGTTTACTTTGTAGTGTTATTAATCTAATTGCACTATCACGTAAAGAATCACATTCACTTGTTTTAATTGTATCATTATTATAATTATCTACTGCAACATAAAAAGTTTTTTTTTCTACTTTAATTTTATTATTTTGTAAACTTATAATACTATCTCTATTGTGTATTTTTTTACTATAAAAATTGACAGTATCCTTTAATTTTTTTGATAATAAACTATCATTCTTTTCTAACTTTTGCAGTTTAGAATCATCTATGGTAATATTACTATTTACAGAGTATTGATATAATTTACCAACTATAAACAATAAAATTATAGCTATAATAAAATACCCAACATCCTTAAATATTATTTTTTTCATTTTAATATTTTATATTATTTACATCATTTAATGTATATTTGTAAAAACCTAAAAACCATCCTGCCCAAAATCTTTTATATTTACTTGGATTTTTATATACTAAACAAGTTCTTTTGTAGATTATATTATAGTTTTGTAGTACTGCTATATCTACAATAGTTATTGGTACAGTGGTGTTGTAATTAACTTTACTATAATTATCATATATAATAGTATATGATTTTTTCCATAATTCAGTACGATTTTTATTATTTAATCCATAACTATAAACAGATTTAAGCCTTTTCATTTTGTCTAATTTTATGAAAGCTTTTTTATCTACATATAATTTATTATTAATAAGTACTTGGCTAAATAAAGAACTAGTAACTAAAAATAAAATTAAAATTGTTAATAACTTTTTCATGTTAAAGAGTTTATAGTAGTAATTAATGTATTATCTATAATACCATTTTCTTTAAGTCCTAAAGCATTTTGTAGTCTTTTTACTGCTCCACTTATTCCTGCATTTACAGCATCATTCATTACTAAGATAGCTATAGATTCTGGTAATTTATCCCCTTGTACTTTAGTCCAAAATTCATTATAATAAAAATTATTACATAATGTTTGTAATACAGAATCTTTACTAGGATTAATTTTACTGTCTTTACAAACCTTTAATCTGTCAAATATATTTTTATATTTAGTACCCCAATAATTTTGAGCTATTCCCCTAAATGTCCAACCTCCACTATCCCCTACAAGATTACATTCTCCACCCTCCCTTTGATATACAGTAATCATTACTGCATTAAATTTATCACTAAACATACATTATTATTTATTACGATTAATAAATCCACTAGCAACATTACTTATAGTTCCTCCACCTGCCAGTGCAGCAAAAGAATATATTAGTTCAGAATCTACTTGTTTACCTCTAAAATTTATAAATAAGCATATAAATAACACTATAGTTTTCATATCAATAGAGGTATTAGTTTCATCTAGTAGATTTTTAATAAAATTAATTATTTTTTTCATATTTATCTAATTCTCCTGGCATTTATTATACCATAAACTCCCATATCAGTAATTAAACTTGATACTGTCACACTTACACTAAGATATACAGTAGTATTTACACTTACATTAATTTGTCTTGAAGGCAAAGAGGATGTTAATTGACTATCAGGAACTGCTATTAAAGGGGTACATGTAACTAAAGGATTATTACTATCAGGTACATTATCACTTGAAGTAAGTAAATCTGATAATATATATCCTGTATTAGAAGATGGATTTAAAACACCAATATTACCTAATACATTCCAATCTCCAGGAGTTAATACTAAACTAATAACATGAATTGGTATAGAAGTACTACCATTAAAAGTTATTTTATGTGCTGCAGTTATAGATGCTGTTAAATATTCTCCTACATTTCCAGCGGTTGCAACAGATGCATCAGTTACTCCTATTATTCCTTTAGAATCTGCAAATAATAAATTCTGATTTAATGTTACTTTGTTATCATATAAATTAAAATATTTAGTACCAAAAGTACTAAAATCGGTTCCTAAATTATCTTCAGAAGTTATAGGATAGGAGGAAATTAAAGCACTACCTGCTCCATCATATAATGTTGTATTACTTCCATTTCCCACTAATAATGGTATATTATTAATGCTATTTAGTGTAGTACTAGTATAATTATGAATTAACCCCATAGTTCCATGACTATCATACAAAGTAAATCCATCTGGATCACATGATAATACTGGTGTACTATTATAACCATAAAAAACTTGAGACCAGGTACTTCCAACATAAACAGAACCACCATCAGTTCTAGTAATTGTATCTGTAACTAATCCATTAGTAAATGTTTTTACACCATTTATAGTTTGTGTAGATATAAGATCTACAAAACTTTTAGTAGTACTGCCCGTACCTCCATTTGCTATAGATAAAGGAAGTATTAAATCTGTACCTCCATTTAAAGTTAACCATCCATTACTACTAAATGTTTTTAGTACTGGATTTCCTGTGGAAGTATCTTCCCAAACACAATCTGTTGAAGGTTCTAGTAAAGAAGTAATTATTTGTTTTTTTGCCATGGTTTTATCTTTTTAAATTAACGAATTCTTTTTGCGTGTACTCTCCCAGTTGCTGAAACTCCGGTAGTATATGCTGCAACAACTAAATAAACAGGTGTTGTTGCTGAAACTGTTATTTCCTTTGGAAGCGTAGTTCCTGAAAATCCATAAGCTGTGCTATTATCAGCCACAACTGCATCGCTTAAATCATTCACAATAGCACCGCTTGTAGTGCTAATGCTTATTCTCGCTGCACCTGCTGCCGTAGATGTTATATAACCAAGGCCTGTAACTTCCCAATCGCCTGCAGTTAAAGAAAGCGTTACAACATTTGATTGTGAACCGGAAGAAATAGACACTGTACTCGTGGTAGTTGCTTCTAGTGTTTGGCCTACATATCCACCTGAAGCACTACTACCGTCGGTAACACCTACAAGTCCATTTGTAGGTGATAAATACAAATTTCTCCATGTTAGCAAACTGGTTCCTAAATCTCTAGTGTTATTTAGAGTAGGTGAAAATGCCGCACTATTCCAGTTATAACGAGATGATCCTGCCGATTGAAGATACCCATTGGAGGATGCTGTATTTACATATAAATCAGTAGATGTCCCACTAGAAATTATATTTGAATATGTAGTAGCAGCAGTTAATGTAGGTGCACCAATAGTATAAGTATTAGTTGTTGAAAAAGTAATACTTTTAGTAGTTATAGTATTACCAAATGTAGTAGTACCATCTGCTAAAGTAGATATAGCAAATACTGCTCCAGTTGTACCTATTCTAGCTCCTATATTATAAGGTTGATATGCTAAACCATCAAAAGCTAAAGTTCTTGCACCATAAGTTGCAGATACATATTCTGCAATATAAGTTCCTACTCCTGAAGGTAAAGTACCACTATCTCCATAAAATATAGAACCCTTAGCAAAAGCTTTAGCTCCTAAAGTTGTTTGTGTAGTAGTTAAATCTAAAAAATTTTTAGTAGAAGATCCTGTACCACCATTTTCAACAAGTACTACACCAGTTACATTACTTGCAGTACCTGTAGTATTTTGATTCCATGTTGGAATTGTAGCATTTAATGATGTACTGTTTTGACGTGTTAAAGTTAATAATAAAGGAGTTAAAGCGGCACTAATTATACTAATTTGATAAGAAGTATTCCAATTTGTTGAATTATCAGTTAAATAAGCAATAGTTCCCGAAGTACTTGATACTATTCCAGTACCTGATAAAGTTGCTTGTGCCCCTAAAGATGCTCTAGCATTAGTTATATTAGTTGCTCCAGTACCTCCATTTAATACAGATAAAGGTAAAGTGAAAGAGTCTAATTTGGTTTTATCTGTTGCAGACATTAATCCTGGATTAGAATCAGTTGCTACAGATATTAAATCATTTCCAAAATTAATCCAAGTACCATTAGCCCATCCAAATATTACATTAGATTTAACTTCACCGTCACTACCAGTAAAACTAACTACATTATACAGATAACCATTTTTAAAATTAGTAGTATCTAATGCTAATAATGAAGTATAATTTGCAACACTCCCCATTAATTGAAAACTACTTATAGTATAGTTTTTAAGAAATGTTTGCAATGCTTCTGCCCCTACTGTTACTTTATTATTATAAACATCAGTTAAATTAAATGTATCTATTGTAGGGGCATTAAGAAAAAAATCTAGTAATGCTAGTAAAGTAGTTTTAGTATAAGCAGTTGTACCTGCCTCATCATATAAAATAGATACTAAATTTGAATAATTAAAATTATTTTGAATTATAGTATATGTAATACCATCATCAGTAATTCTAAATTCAGTATTACTTGGTGATAATATAAGAGACTTGTCACCTGTGTCAAAGATAAATGCTCCATTATCTGTTTGATAAAATCTTGTCATTTGTTTAATTATTTCTATTATTAATATTTTATTACGTAATAAACTGCAGCATAAGGTGGCATTATATCAAAGGCATTTGTATAATTATTAAAAGAAACTCCATCATATATTGAAGAACTTGTAAGCCCTTGATAATTATTACTAGCACCTGATATTTCAACTCTAGATTGATTTTTACGTTCATTTATATAAGCACCATACGTAAATACAGATGTATCAGCATCAGAACTTTCTATACCATCTAAATGTTGATGAGGAGGTATATTATGTATATTAAGTGTTTGAGTTGTTCTACCACCATAAGAAGTGCTATTATATAAATCACCTGCTCCAAATAAAGTTTTATTTATATAGTTAGGTAAAGAAAAAGTAGTACCATTATCTTCATCAGTGCCACCTCCAAAAGTAATACCTATAATAGCAAATAGTGCTGCATAAGTAGTTCTATCAAGACTTGCACCATTACATAATAAATAACCATTTGGTGGAGTTGGCATAGGATACATTTTTATAAAACCTACGTCAGAACTTTCAATTATAGTAATAACTTTAGTCTCTAATTCATTAATAGCGCCTACAACTTCTTTAGATGTAGTAGTTAAAGTAGAACATAATAATTTACTTTCAATAGTACTTTTAGTTTCATCTCCAGTATTAGTATTAGATGTATTATTTAATTTTAATTTATCCTCTTTATTTAATCTACCATCAATAAGAGTTGTTGCTAAAGGTATATAGTTAGAATCAATCATATGCCATCCATCAATATCATTATATTGATAAGTATAACCTGTATCTTTAACATTCACAGTCCAATATTGGACTGGGATAGGATAAGTTGTTGTTATATCAGCAAATGTAGCAACTTCTGATTTCCAAATAGCACCTTTTAATGCTGTAGTTACATTAGTCTGTAATGTAGATATATCTGAATCAATTCGTATAACATTAGAATCTAAATCACTGGCAACATCACTTATTGCTAATTGTAAAGTATGATCTCCATTAATTCTATTAGTAATTTCTGTTGCTAGATTTGTATTTAATATTGATATATCTGAATCAATTCTTACAACATCAGCATGTAATTCAGTATAATTATATGTTATATTTGTATTAATATCTATAATCTCATTATCAATATTTGTAAGGTGTGTGTTAATAATACTTATATCATTAAGAATAATATCAAATTCATCATTCCAAAAATCAACCCATATTCCTCTATCTTGATTATAAGCTCTAAGATAATATTGATCAGGATTTTCAATCTTTAACCATAAACTGTGTTTATCAATTTCTGGTAAAGATACTACTGTTTGAGGTCTTTCTCCTGTGATCATTTAGTACTTTTATTTAATTGTTGTTTTTTTAAAGCTACATTATCTGCATGTTTTTTCTCTTCAAAAGATAGTTTACTTGTATCTAAGGCTAATCTAGCTTCAAATTGCCTAACTTTTTCATCTAAATCTATTTCAGAACCTTCATCAGTAGATTTAGATTGTGCTGATAGTTCAGCAATTAAAACCTTTGTACTATTGTCTCTAATATTATGTTGTTCTAATAAATCTCTATCTTTTTCTTTTTGTTCTAATTGCATTTGCAATTGTTGTTGTTGACTATCTCTTTCTGATTGAGCTTCTTGTGCTTTTTGCTTTTGTATATTTTTTTCATCATCTTCAATAGTTCTTTGTATTTCAGCAATAGAAGATGTACTATAAATTTTCATAATAGTAGAAAAAGAAAGTAAACTATTCTGTAGTGCTGCTTGAGCTAATGAATCTAATTTACCTGACAATTCTTGCGTAGCAGGTGAATTATCTACAACAATACCATAATCACACTCTGAAAATTCATCCCCATCAATATCCATTATTTTAGAAGAATAGTCAGATAATATATATTGGAACTTTTTACTTCTCCCTTTTAATGCTATTTTAGATGTTTCTAATAAACATTCTAATACTCTTTTCTTAGTATTATCATGTATAGAAAATAACCATTCTGTAATATAAGAAGATTGTAATGTAGATCTTTCTACACCTCCAACAGTTTCTCTATTAGCTACTTGCCCTTCTCTTTGTCTTGTTACTCCAACACATTCTTTCATTTCTTGTTTTATATTTTCAAGAAGTAAAATATGTTGCTGTATGAAATTACCAGTTTCAGCATCAATAACTCCAGATGATTGATTATTCATCATGCCTGAAAGTTTGCCTGTAGCTGCTCCTATATTTCCTTCTTTAAAAGAATCTACTACAGCTATTTTATTTATCTTAGCATAATGTAACCATTTATCAACTTCCCATCCTTTAGGAACCATTGCCAAATCCATCTTTATTATTTTACCCCAATTAGATGCAATTGCTTTATTTAATCTATCATGTATAGCATTGTATAAATAATTGAAAGGTTTCATCATATCAACTAGAGAATATGGCTTTCTATCATTCAAGTTATATATAGTTCCTATAATTCCAAAATGACATTTAGAAGGGTTTGATAGTCTATTATATTGTACTATTCTAGGTCGCATATTAACATAAATATCTTTTCCTATTTGTGTACCTTCCCAAGCCTCATTAATCCAGAAGGTTTGCTCTTCTTCTCCTTTTGCTTCATCACATATATAAGTTTCAGGATAAAAATGATACTCTTCTTCTCCTGTATTAGTATCATAAGATTTTACTTTTTTAATCTTTCTTTTACTTTTCCAATACACTCTAAGAACTCTTAAATTACCATAATTATCATAGTATCTATTTCTAGAATAATTAAGACCTGTAAATAATCCATATACATCTACAAAAGGGTTTCCATAATCCATACCTTGATCTGCAATATTAAAAAAAGCATCTCTTTCATCTATGTTTTCCATAGCATCGGTATGACCGAGGGTAGGTAAAGTTTCTAAAGAAGTTATATCTTTAGAAGATAAACTTTCATAAAATGTATCTATAATTTTACCAGGGTTCCAATAATCTTCTAATATAATTATATCTGCATCTTCAACTTTATTTGAAAATCCAGATTGAAATACTCTGATATTAAGTGTATTAACTCTTTCCACAATAGGTTCTCCAGAAACAATATCACATTGATATATTTCTTCTCCTACTGTCATACAATCCATAAAACCACCATTGAATTTTATAGGTAAATCTAACTCCTTAACATAATGGGTTAAAATACAGTTAGCTCTAATTTCTCTTAAATCTTGCCATTCATATACGAATTTATTATTTAATTCTTCTAATTGGCTATTGAAAGCATTCTCGTCCTTTGCTTCAGAAGATATTACAGCTTTTAACTCTTCAAAAAGTTTTGCTTTTTTATTATTTTCAATTTCTGATATAGCATTAGGATTAGTTATAGTAGCCCTAAAATCAAATCTTCTTTTAAATTCTTCACCTCTTAATACATTAAGAACAGAATTCATAATTGGATAATGCTGAATATTTTCAGGAATATAACTAGCTTTTACATTATCTGGATTAAGAACTAGACTCATATCTTCTAAATATAATTTACCATTCAGAAGATCATAATTAATTTTTTTATGTAGTATAGACTTTCTTACAAGATTGTTATTGTAGAAAGTTTTATTTGAAGCCCACTCTAAATGCTTTTTTCTCCAATCTTTTGTCTTGGATCTAAAAGATAATTGTTGGGATGGAAAAGAATCAAAGTTCATATATTAGTATATTTAAAAGCACAAAAATAAAAATTAAAATTAACAATAACAATAGATAAAGTAAAATACTATAATTTATTACACTAATTATCTATTACCCAATTATTACTTTTAGGTTCTTTATAATTAACATTAAAGAAATCATCATTACCTAAATAATTATTATCAACTATTTCTCTAGTATTAAAAGAATTATCTCCCATTAGTCTTAATTTATCTTCTCTAATAAGCATTAACATTGCTAAAGCATCATGTCTATCATAGTTACCATCACTACTCCAAAGTGTTAATTCTTTCAATAAGGCTCTGTTCTTAATAGTAAATAATCTTGATATAGATATTTCTTCATCTTCACCATTATTATTTTTAGTAATAATTGTAGGTTTTAACAAATAATCTCTAATAGCCCTTCTTCCATAAGCCTTTATAGGAGCAGTAGAAATAGTTCCTTTAGATTTATTTCCAATACCAACTTTTATCATTTCTTTATCCTTAAGAAATTCTAAAGTATCAGAAAGTAGATATAAACAATTGTGTTTAGAAAAATAAGCAAACAAACCTTTTTTATTGTTTTCATAATTAGCTTCAGCATTATAAAATAATAATGCTTTTCTACAATTTTCATAAAACTCATCAGCAAATTGTGGTCTTCCAGTGTATTCAAATACTATTTCATCTGTCCATAAATCTAATATTAGTAATGAACCTAAAGAAAGTGTTTCTGATTCATCATCGTCATATGGATCGCAGCCAGAAATATATCTACCTCTTAATACATTACCATTACTATCTGTTTTAGGAAGTTCATAAATCTCTATACAGCCAGTAAGTTTATTATCTTTATGTGGAAATTCCCTAATAGGTTTTACATCATAAGAAGGTTCATATATAACCTTACCATTTTTAAAAGTTAAATTACCAATTAATACATCATCTAAACTTTTAGGATTAAAATCAATCTCATTTATTCTATCTGTTAATTCAGATACAGGATAAATAGTTGATTCTCTCTTCATTATAGCCTCTTGTATAGTAATAGGATTTTCAGCCTTATTTCTTGATAGTGATGTAGGATCAGAAGAGTTATATTTTAATTTATATCTATTGTTTAATACTTCTAGTAAAGCACTTATAACATCTGAATTACCATCTTTATCATAATGGCCTTTTCTACTTAAATAAGCACCATAAAAAAATATAGTTTTTTGTTTTCCTTGAGAATTTTTATCATAGACATTTGGTACTGCATATACATTATAACCAATAGGATTATAAATCATTTCCATAGCTCCAGAAAAACTACTTCCTTCACTACCACCTGTAGCAATACCAAGAGCTTGACCAAAAGCTATATCCCCTTCTTGTACAGAAGGTAAATTTACATTCCAAATATCCATAAATTTACGGAAGGCACCATATTCTTCATAAATAAATATATTTGCCCTTTTACCTCTACTTTTATCTGCATCATCTCCTGCTGCAACTCCCATAGTAGTATTTTCAGTTCCTTTATTAGTATTAGAAGAACTGTCAATATATCCCATAGTCCATTGCATATCAGATAATGAACTTTTTAATCTTTGAGAAGGAAATTGTGTGTGTTCAGCACAAAAATCTATACAAGTTGCAAACTTATTTAATGTACCATCTTTAATTAATTTTTCTTTATCTTGAGCAGTAACAATTCCAATAGTTTTATTATTAGAAAATTCATTATCTCCACATACAAATAATCTAGCTAAAATAGATGCTGTACTATACGAATTATGTGTTGTTATAAAATCTCCTATTAAGTAACAATGTGATTCATTATCTACTGTTACACACTTAGCTTTTTCTTTATGTGAATATTCTATATTTATAATTCTAGATTGTATTTTATTACTTCTTGAGTATCCTGATTTAAATTCTGTTAGTTTATTATTCTTTCTATTCAGTTTAAATATTTTATCATTTGTAAATATAGATAATATATAAGTATCTAAACAAGGTATATAGACACCTTCTTTTTTATAACCTGCTTTTTGTTTTGTATATCTGCAATTATATCCTAAACTTCTTGCTATAAAAGCAATATCATCAATCATTCTTTTAGAAGATAAACCTATAGTAGGTATACCAGTATCCCCCACATACCCATCAGAATCCATTAAACCTTTTAATAATTCTAGTCTGATTTCTTTAGAATTAAATTTATATTCATCTGGTATAAATTTCCCATCTGATTTAGTAAAGAATAAACCGTATTCTTTAAGTATAGTTGAGAATTTATCTATCTCTATACCATAACCCATCTTAGTATTCCATTTCTTTATCTTATATGGTATATAAGTCTTGTAAGTTTCCATATCAGATTCTTCAGAAGTAAAATATACATTATTTACCCCACTACCTCTAAAACTACCATCTCCTAATAATAATCCAAATGTGTAAGGATCTACTTTAGTAGATTGTATTGAAAATTCTACACTATTATTTATGGGTATTCCATATTTAAATTCTACTCCATTAGGATTTCTATCTGATATTTTTCTAGTACCTTTATAATTACATAATAACTCTTTAGTACTTTTAATAGTATATTTTTCTTTAAAACCATGTTGATATACTTTCCACAAGTGATCTTCTGATGCATATACAATTCTACCATCTCTAGTAGTTATCTTATATATATCTGTAAAATCATCAAATGGAATATCTATTACTTTTGTTGTTTTACCATCATCTCCAAATAATAAATCACCAACTTTAATACTACCCCAAGTTTTTATTCCATCTGGAGTATATACATGTTGAGAGTATGGATGAGCTTTTGAACGTCCTCTTGCTGCAATTTGTAATCCATGCTGTCCCCCTTTAAAATCATTATAAATACCACCATTTCTAGCTTGATCTATATAATGAAACCATAAATATACACCATCCCAAACTTCTGGAAAATCTACAATACGATCTGCTATTTTGGTACCTTCTCTAACTTTAGATTGTATTATAGGCATGTAATTAAGATAAAAATACATTTGTCCTGTAATCCATTCCCCATCAGAAGGTCTTATCATTCCATGCCATATTCTATCTATCTCTTGTAATTGCCATTTACCAAAATCACTATTAGGATTAGGATTAGGACGTAATTTAGTTATTACTCCATATTTTCTATAATAGTTACCAGTAGGTCTAAAGTATTCCATATCTTCTAATATATGTGGGTTACATACATCTACAATAATCTTTTCTTTATCATCTCTTTGTAAATCTTTAGCATATTTTCTAATAGGAGAAATAAACCTCTTTATATACTCTACATTATTAACAAGATCAATAAATTCATCAGATATTTCTTTAGGTAAAGAATCTAATAATTCATCTGTTATTTTAGTTTGATATTTATTCACTTGTACCATTATTATCTAATATTCTTTTTAATTCACCATTTTCTATAATCTTAAATATATTACTTAATAGAGAAGAGTATAATTCATTTTTAGTTTTTAAATCTTGTATGTCTGATTTGACTTTGTATGTATGTTCTACACTTAATAAATCTATTTTACTTCTATTAGAAATCATCCACAAAGTTAAACTTATAGTCTTTATAGAAGATGTAAATGAACTATATATATCTTTATTTTTAGTGATTATAAAAGTAACATTATTCTTTTTAAAAGTAATAGCATAATAATTACATAAAGCAAGTTCTATAATAGACTTTTCCATATTTATTTATTTAACATTAAACCATCTTCAAAAAGTTTCTTTTGTTTTTGTCCTCTCATTTTACCATTTTCTTCTAATTCTTTATTAAGTGCTTCTTCTGCTTTTCTTAATTTTTCAGATAAATCAGGTATTTGATTTATTGCTGATATTACAGTATTAATGGTATATTTAGGTTTACCTTTCTCATCTTCTATAGATAAATCTAAATCTCTTAAAAACTTTCTCACACCTGCAATAGCAAATCTAGTATCTTCTAATAACAATGAAGAAGTAGTTTGAGTTAAAGATTTATATACTTCTATAGCTTCTAAAACTGACTTATCTGGATGCCATTTAGAATCTAATCCTTCTTGTTCTTTAATAATATCTATTCTTTCTTGTTCATCTACTATATACATATAATCACTTCTAGGATCATAAGCAAAATAAATAAATCCTAATTCTTGCTTAGCTCTATCCTTATTAACAGTTCTATCTCTTTTAAATAAAACAGCAAAAGCCTTGATACACAAGGCTTCTTCTGAAATACTTAATTCCCAATTATCGTATTTAAATAATTTCATAATATATTATGCTTTAATAATCAGTGGTTTTTTAAGATCTTTTTCAGTGATTATTTTAGATTTACTTTTAACAATTTCTTTTTCTTTATGTTTTAGTACTATTAATTCAATATCTCTATCTTGAATATATAACATAGGTGCACTATTTACCTCAATTATATTAAAATTATAGTTAACAGTTGGAGTATAAGTTTCAACCATATCCTCTTTAATAGTATTTTTATACTTCTTATCTTGATATGCTGTAGGATTAATCTTTACTAAATCACCAACTTTAACAGCAGTTACAAAGTTACCTATAGCTGTAACAGTTTGATACTCTGATAAAGTATCTATTTTTTTAGCATCTATAATAGCAGAATCTCCAAATGTAGTGTCTGTATCATATTTTTCTGCAGTAGTTATAACTCCTGAAAATAAAGGTTGTATTTCTAATAATTCTATATCTTTCATTATTTTTTATTATTCTTTTTTATTTCTTTAAATACTCTTAGACCATGGATAGTTTTCCAGCTAGGATACAATTTACCTATACTTGGTAAATTAAAACTACCCTTAATCTTATTAAATTCTTCCTCTGTAAGTGTAGGATTAAATAACTCTAATTCTTGTATTTTAGATTTAATACATCCCCATTGAGAATAGTACACTGCAGTAATAATCTCTATAGGGATGTCTAATTCTTTTGCTGCCTCTTGTATGGTTTCTTTTTGACTATTATCAAATGTTATCATTCTTTTAAATCAAAATAAAATATAAGTTGAAAATCCTTAGAATTTTCACTAATATTAGGTATTAATTTTTTATTAAACTTATTATTAACAATAACCTTTTTTCTTTTTAAAACCCCCATCAAGAAATAATAATGTGATTGCGTTAGATCTCCTTCACCTATAAATTTCTTACTATTACTAAGCATAGTAGAATCTACTAAATCATCATCCTTAATAATCTTTTCTAATTCAAATCTTTCTGATAGTAATCTAGCAGCTAATTTGCACTCTGTAGAAGTAAGTTTATTATAAGGTTTTAAGAATTCAAACCAATACAAAAAAAGTCTTTCTTTTGTAGAAGGAATTCTTATAATATTGGAATTTTTATTCATTATTTACTTAAATATTTTATTAAACAATCTAGTAATTCAAGAAGCACTTACTATAGTATTATCTGTGGATGCATTAGTTGTTAAAGGTTCACTAACAACTGCATCTTCTGTAGTTGTTAAACTAGAATTAACAACTGCATTAACTTGCAAATTATCTGGAATATGAGGGTTATTAGTAGGAATACTAGTATCATCTTTTATAATAGGGTCAGAAGTAGTTTCAACTTTATCAGTAGTATCTTCTTTAGGTCCAACAATATTATAAGTTATTTCATTCACCACACTTTTAACAAGCTCACTATCAAACTTATCACTCATCTTTACAATAAGAAAAAGATAATCTAATCTTTTAAATAAAGAAAAGTTTTCTAACTCTTTTACACGTTGAGAAAGTTTTTGATTTTGATCTGTAGCTTGGCCTGCCAATGCTTCTAATTGCTCGTAACTTAATTTTAATTCTTTTGTATCCATTTTATTTTACTTTAATTTTTAATTTTCTAAAAATGATTTATTAAATTTATTTTTATATTTTTCTTCCCAATCTTCAATCTGAGTTTCTTGAATTGAAGTAGAACCACATTTTTCACAGTAGTCTAAATCTCCTATATTTCTTATATATAAAGATAAACATCTTGTACAATAATAAACAGGTTCTTTATTATAATCTACATCTTCTTCCATATTACATTACTTTTTTTAACTCTTTAATATTAAAATATATTAACCTTTTCTTATTCTCTAAAGGTTTATTTTTTCTATTATTAAAAGGTCTTTTTGGTAAAATTGTACCAAATGAATTTACATTATTATGTCTTATAGCTCTTCTAACAGATTTAAATTTCTTTACTGAAGAGTAATCACTTATGTATAAAGGATCTATTGCTATCATGTCATTCATATTAAATAGTTTTACAAAATGGTTGTGCTAAACAAATAAATCTTTTAAAAGTAGTAGCAGCACCTTCATTAATATTAATTGCTCCTATATAATCAGGATTAGATTTATAAATTAATTCAAAGTCTTTTATAATTTTATCTATACAATTTAATACTGAACATAAATCTTTTTCTTCTGGTAAGATTGGAGATAATGTACCTATTTGAATTACTCCTAGAAATGATTGTAAATCTTCTGCTATATCATCTTGATAAGACATAACTTCATCTAGTACCTCATCTATAAATCTATGTTGTACTAAATCTCTTTTAGTTACATTCCAATGTAATTCTTTTAATCTTGTTTTAATTCCTTCTAATTTATTAATAACTTCCATAGCATAAGTATTGTTATTAATACTTTGTATAGACTGAATATCTGGCATATCTGAAAATAACATATTATATATTTTTAATTATGGTTGCAAAGATATGTAAAATATATTTAATATCAAAATATATTAACATTATTTAACCTATGTATTTTTTTAATTGCTTGTAACTTTTGGTAAATAAAAAACCAAACAAATAAGTATAAGCTTCATCTGAACTATCTATATTAAATTTAATTCCTAAATCATCAAGAATAAAAAATGTAGCATGTAATAATTCATGATTTAAAATGCTTAATGTATCTATTTTATCCTTTTGTGCAGTTAATCTTATTATAGCAACTTTACCTTCACTACTAAATGTACAATCTCCAGACCTATTCTTAAATTCTCCTAATAAAGATTTAAAACTTTCAAAAGAAATAAAATACTTTTTTACTTTAATATGTAATTCTTCAGTAGTTTGATCTATACTTACTATTACATTGTAAGGATATAAATCTGGTTTTATATTACAATACTTATTCATATATTATTACTTTTATTAAATCTCCTTTAGAAGAGTAAAGTTTATTATACTGTATATTCATCTTATCAAGTGTACTATAAAAAGCCTCTTTAAGATTAAAAAGATCAGATTGAAACATCTGAATTATAATTGGTATGTATTCCTTTTGTATAGGAATATTAAATAACTCACAATTCTTTACAATATAATTAATTAAATCTTCTTGCTTTATTTCATTACTATTTATATTTCTTTTTATAATATCTAACATAAAATTAATTTAAAAATAAACCCTAACTATTTCTAATTAGGGTTTGATAATTACTTACCTTTCTTACCACCCTTTGTAGGTTTAACTACTGTAGTTGGCATTCCTTTTGGAGTTGTTTTAGCCATTATATATAAAATTAATTAATAAAAAAATCAGGTTTAATATTCAAATCTTTTTCTTTCTTAGTACCTAAGTATGAATCATTATGTACTATATGTATAACACTTATTTTATCTTTATCTTTAAATCCATAAATAACATAATCTTTTTCTTCCATACCTTATTATTTTAATACTACAAAGATATGTAATTAAAATATAATAAACAAATATTTTAACATTATTTAATAAATTTATATTTACATTTAAAATTGTCTTTTATAGAAGACATATAATCTAATTCCTTTTGGCTGATAGGAAACCATATATTACAATCTCTATTACTATATATTCTACATCTCTTATCACTTAGATTTACATGATTACAATAACAATCAAAATATTTTTCCTTAGTAGTTACAATTATATCTACAACATTCTAAACAATCAATACATACTTCTTCTCTATACTTAAGTTTTCTTTCTGTTAATAAATCAAACCAATATAAAGGATAAGGATTATATTTTTGTTTTATAATATATAATATTTTTTTTAAACATTTATAATTTAGAATTAAATTTTTCTATTTCTTCTATAAAATTATCTGTTAAATCTTTAATAACTATTTTATAAGATTCTTCTTTAATACTCTTATTCTTTTTACTTTGATTTTTCAATACTCTAGTATTATACTTCTTTAATTGCATATATTAATTATTAAATTTAAATGCTTTTTTATATCTATACTTATTATTCCAAATATTCTTTATAGTAGTGTTAGAATAAGTTTCTTCATTGGTTAATCTTAAAATATTAAAACCTCTACTTCTCAACATATTTTCTCTAACTATATCTTTTTCTAGTTGTGTTTTAGTAAAATGATATAAACCATCAATCTCTACAATCAGATTATATTTAGGAATGTAAAAATCAACAATATAAAAAAATTTTTCTTTTTTTGTTTTATAATCTCTTATAGAAATTATTTGTTGAAATTTAAAATCAACTCCAACAGAAATTAAATAAGAAGCAAAGTATTTTTCTGAATTTGTAGTTTTATCTATTAAACTCTGTTTAAAATCTTCTGCTATTTCATTGGTAGATTTAAAAGCAAAACCTTTAAAACTTTTTATACTTAAATCTACTTTATTATTATTTTTCTTGCTTGACATAGTATTCTCATTCTCATTATATAATTAAATATATATTAAGTTAAATATTAAATTAATTATTATCTTAATTTAAGAGTAAAAGAAACCTACACCAGTAGGTTACTCAATTCCTCTGATCTAGCAGTTATATTTCATATACGGATATTTTCCTTAAACTTATAATAACTAATTAGCCTAAACTATTCTACTCCCTAAGTGTTTCATAAGACCCGTTTATATATTATTGGTTCTCATTCTTGTTATCTCATGGGGACTTTACCTGTACCACTTTCACACTACTCCTGGTGTCCCAATCTTACTAATCCTTACTTAGGGCATATTGTTAATATTACTATTAACTCAACCTCCTTAAATGGTAGATATTTAATTTTTAGTGTTGCAAATTTAGGTAAAAAAAATAACATATGCAAATGTAGTATTAAAATAATATGTTAAATAAAGTTAAAGTTATATCATATAAATGAATACTACCCCCTCTCCCCCTCTTCTTTTTTTTATTTTTAAGTCAAACTATTGATAATTAGAAATTTATAATATAAAAAATTTTTAAAAAATATTTTTTTTTGAGTTTATAAAAGATGGGTAAGTGTAAGATAAGCACCTAAAACCTCCCCCCTTTCTTGGCCATTGGGGTATATCCCCATGGGTTGTTAATTATTTTAACACTTTTAAAAATGGTGATTTTTAATTTTAACACTTTTTTTAACACTTATTTATTCATTATTTAAATTTTATTATTATGGCAGGTTTAACATTTAACAGTACATTTACTGTAAAGGAGTTTAAAGAAAAGAACAGTATTGAAAATCTCAACATCATTGAAGTTCCTAAAAAGGATGGAAGTGGTAACTGTCTTATCATGATTAATGCTGATACAAACAAATCCATTGGATTAGTTAGCAATGTAAAACCATTCAGTGAAATTACCAAACCAGTTATTTCCGATGTAACTGGGGAAGATGGTACAACATTTTTTATGCTGCACCAGTTAGGGGAATCTAAAGCTACTGTTATTGCAACATTGTAGTAACTATTGCTAGTGAAAGGAGGTGTGAGAAATCACACTCTCTTGTTTTTTAATTTTAATACTATTTACTCTTAGAATAGAATATAATTACCTCTATATAGAGGATAAAATATAGATGATTATTGTGTTGATGATTCATAATATGTTTATTTTTGTTTACATTAAAACTCTAGGTACTATTAAAAATTATAGGTAAGAAGTATTAATTACTCACCTAGAGTTTTATCATTTTAACATTTAATTTGACTACATTTACAATTCAATATACTTACCTACATTAAAACTCTTAGTATTAACTTCACATAATACTATGATAGAGTTTGATTAAGACTTAAAGTCTATTTATGTAAACCTCTATATAGAGATTAAAGTAAAAAGACTTTAAGTTTTATCCTAACATAATGATAATAACAATTTAAAATATAATACAATGGAAACAGTTATAAAGAAATATACTCTAAAGACTACAGATACTACAGATGTAATTAACTTCTTAAAAATAGTAGAAGTAGTTAGAGGTAGAATTAATGATCTTAAAGAAAATAGTGATAAAATAACTTTAAATAGTTATATAAACTCTCAAGGTAATCAAGAATTTTATGTTAGTTGTGACATTAAATATAATAAATTATTACTATCTATTTTAGATATTAATGATGTAATATGTAGTGTTGTATTAACAGATAAAATTACTGTAATAGAGTATTAATAAATACTCATACAAAAGGAAATATTAACAATTTAATTTTACATCTTATGAAAAAGTTTATCATTTTATTCTTTATTGTTTTATTATTTTCCTCTTGTGTTTATACTGAAATAAACTGTATGAGTAGATCTGGTTATAGACTAGAATATGCTGTATCTTTTAAACATAACAATTACAATTAATTCTATTTAACATAATAGAGTGATTGAGATTATGATATTATACACCTTATTATATAGTTAACTTAAAGAGTTAAGTTATGTTGTCCTATATATAAGGTGTATTTAACTTCCATCCACGTGCTAAATGCATACATCATTTAGGGTAACACTATAAGAGGTGGAAGTTATTTACGCACTTTCTTTAGTATGTATTAGAAAGTAAGTGCGTAGAAGGAGAAGAGACAGTATTTAGTTTAATTCTAAATAATATAAGTTAAGTTGTTAATACTTAGGAAGTTATAACTTTATAGGAATTAATTAGTTAAATAGTTGATTAATAGATAGTTATACTATTGTTATTTAGACTCATTCTAAATTATGTGAGCTAAGTGCTTGATTATCAACTCCCCCAACATATAATAACTATCCCTCTTAAAGTAATTATAATATCATTAAAAAATATTTAACTAAATTTAAACATATTAAAAACATTAATATATATGAAATAACTAAAACATAAAAGCTTTATTTGTTTTTAGCTGAATATAATATAGACATATTGTATTAAAAACAATAATTATGTATAGGAACTGTAATTAATTACAAGAAGTAATACGTACATAAGGATAAATAAGGAGGATTGTCATAATTGTAATATTAAAAAGTGACAGTAATTTAATATTATAATTCCAATATATTATACTTCTAATATATTAAATGACACTTTAAAATTTAAAAAATAAATACATTGTTTATGTATACAACATATAATTATTATGATAACACCAAAACAATCTTTAAAGGTTGTAAAACTCCTAAAAGAAATGCTGATTATATTTCATATTCAAGTAGGCAAAAAGACATTGTAATTCCATTTAATGAGATACAAAAGTACTTACTAAAGTTACAAGATCCTAAAACTAAAGAAACATATTATACTTTAAATACTAAAGGAATATACTATGTTGAAAGTAAATATGGCAATACTGAAGAGTTTACCAGAAAAATACATTTAAATAAAACTAAATCTTACTGCACAATAGCAGGATTTCCAATATCTTCTAAATATTGGCATGGTAAAAATAGCAAAGGATCCTTTATTATAAGACAAAGTAATCATTGGTCTTATATTACAAATTTTAATGGTGATTATGAATATGGTTGTGGTAAAGTAGCTTCATGTTTTTGGACATTAAAAACAAACAACAATGAAGACACCACTAACACAGGAAAAAGTTATTTACAATCTTTCAAACCAAATAATAAAATATAATATATGAAACTAATCAAACATTTAAAACATTTATCAGGAGAAATATGTATTATACTAGGTATAATATTCTCTTTTAATCCAATAAATAGTAATATAAGTACATATTTATGTGTTTTATTTCTAACAATTGGATTAATTTTACTATTTTTACAAGATTATCTATGGTACAATAAAAACAAAGATAATCTTTAATTAAAATGCCTTAGTGGTGGAATGGTAGACACAAAGGACTTAAAATCCTTCAGTCAGAAATGGCTGTGCAGGTTCAACTCCTGTCTAAGGTACAAACTTTTGCTTTTATTATTTTTTGCAACTTGTTAAGCTTATTGTTGGCTTAATGTAAACAAAAATAAACCTTAACCCTATGGTCTTAATTAATAAAAAACACTATTATGCTTTCAATTTGTATGTTTTATTTTAAAATCACAAGTAATGATGGTTCAGGTAGAGAATATGAAGGTTTTATAGAAACTAAATATAGTATTATAAATCCACAAGCTCATTTATGTGATCCTTTATTACCTTGTTGTATTGATTTTCCGTCTTTTAATCACCCTGATTATACTAAAGAAGGATATTATGTTGAAATACCAATAGATGATATTTCAAAATACAAAATTTAAAACACTAAGTTATAAGTTATTGGTTTAACTTATAACTACTAATCAACAAATAATTATTAATTTAAAAACAAATATTATGTTTAAAAATTGTAGAGTTGTTATGCTTCCAACTAATCAAGAAAGCAATTTATTACTTGATTATGAAAATTTAATGCATATTGCTAAAGCAAAATTAGCATGCCATAGACTTTATTATAAATATCAACATCTTTATATTATTTCAAATGAAGAAATTAAAGACAATGATTGGTATTTAGATTTTAGAATTGCAACTCACCCCATTGTGAGTAATTCACCAATGCATGTTTTAAAAGTAGATTATTACAAAAAAATTATTGCTACTACTGATACTTCACTTTCTATTATCAATCATAGTAATGGTACTTGGAAAAATTTACCTACGCCTTCACAATCTTTTATTGAAAAATATGTTGAACAATATAATAAAAGCAATAAAGGTAATAAAATTACTGATGTTAGAATTGAATATGTTGATAATGGTGAAGAAGATTGGAGTGGTGATAATATTACTGGACTACCCGTTTGGATTGAATGTCTTGAACCAGTAGTTAAAAATGATAGTACTATTGTTATTAAGAAAGTTAAAGATTCTTTTGTTAAAGATGATTTACCTATTGATATTATTGAAAGTATGATTGCTTATTGTGAAAAAAATCAAATTTATGATAAACTTGCTAACCACGGTGATTTTTATTACAAAGCCAAACAATGGTTGAGTAGTATACAATAATTTACAACTTATACTAGTAATCATTAATTTGATTACTAGTATTTAAATTTTATAAATATGAAACATGATAAATCTAATTCTTTTAAATTTAATATTTCACCTCATTATTGGTTAGATTATTCTAAATTTAAAGCAGTTATTAATTATAAACGATTAGTTATTGAAGAAGACATTAAAACTTTATATCAACAAGAATTAGATTATAAAGAACAATGTGATAAAGTATCTAAACTTAAAGCTAAACAATCATTTATTAGAAATAAAAAGAAACGTAAATCTAAAACTAAACATCATGACTGATAAAAACTTTTTACAGTTATTTATTTTTCTAACTACTACAATAGTAATAGCTGTGTTTTCTGGTCTTGTGTGTAATATTACACATATATCTCCTATTTTAATATTTACAGTTGCTATATTTATAGATATAGCAATATATGTAATTATACTATTATTATCAGATATAATATGGAAACTACATAATACATTTGATGAATTTGGAAATTTTAATTTGTTATCTAAAAACTAAACATTATGAAAAATTTAATAAGATCTTTATTATATTCTATGTTTTTATTATTACAAGTGATAATTATTACTTATATTTATGAATTTTTCAAAGTAGATACTATTATAATAGTTCTAATTGATATAGATATAATTGTTATATATATAGCTTTATTAGTAATATGGGAAAAAATACAAACTTTTTTAAATAAAAAATAAACATTATGAACATATTAACAGCATCATCAGATTCTTACAAAAGTAAAGTATTAGTATCTTTACATAAAATAAATCAAAAGTCTAAAAGACCTAGATTTAAAGTTAAAAAAAATATTAATTCTTTAGAAGCTTTTGAAGACAACTTAAAAAAAGACATTGCTCAATTTAGAGTTAAAAATAATAAAAAAGTAATATTTAATTAAATTACCGCAGTTCTAATGCATTGTGAATGAGTAGGTACATTCTGTAATTGTAATTAAATATTATAAAAACTTTAATTAATCCTTTGTTTTTTATCTACTGAAGAATTAGTTAAAGTTTTTAAAAACTCTCTATGTTAGTAATAACTACGTGGAATAAACTATAGTGAGTCTATAGATAGAGAGTATTCATAGGTACATTTTTCATATTAATGGTTAACGTATAATTCTAACATCATATCTGTGAAGAAATAAGATGTAGAGATAATGATAGTAACAAATAAGGCTATTGAATTGAGGTAAAAAACATCCCTCATATTTTAATTAAAAGTATAAAAAAATGATAAAAAAGATCTATACATATTTAAACCAAGACTGAATATTTGGAAATCAAGTAGAAAAGGTAAAAGTTTTATATATCCTCTAGATACTATTTATTGGAAAAAAGAAGGCATATTTAATGATGGTTTATTTATTTTTTTGCAATTACATTACTTTGCTTTACATATCAAATTAACTTTTTGGAAATTAAAAATTTAAAAACAAAAAAATAAAATGGAACAAACAATCTTTTACATTGGGGCAGCACTAGCTCCATCTCTAGCTTTTTTACTTACATTATTATTTACTAAAAAATCTAAATAATGCTTAAAAGTAAAAAGAATAAATTAAGTAATAAAATATATAGATTATCAGGACTATCATGTGTGGTAGTCTTGTTATTTTTAATATTAGGTACAATAGGTTATATATTAAATATATATAAAATGTGTAAATGTAATTTTAATCCTATAGGTAAAGCAGAAGTACTTTATACAGTAGGCACATTCACAGGTACTGGAAGTGTAATAGGATGGTTTGATATTAAAGATAATTAATTATTATGTATAAAACTATGAATATAGAAGATATAAAAATAGGTATGAAAGTAGTACCTATTGATAAAACTTGTGGAA